ACAGTATAGACCCTGACACTATTACAGTCAATACACAAAATACGTCTCCTCTTGGAAGTGTTCAAGTTTCAAATGACAATTTTATAACGACTGTACAAATGCAAAGTCAACCTAGGTTTACTAATAAACGTAAAGAATTTGAATTAGTACCTAAAGCAAATTTAATTTCCGGTACAGAATATAAAGTAAAATTTACAAATGAAATCATGAGCACTGATGGTCTTACTGTCAATCCTCAATATGGTGTTACTGAAGTTACTGATGGCATTTCAAATTCTACAATGTATGTTCAACCTACGGGATTTACTACAAACTATCCTTCGATTACAAAATTTATTCCTAACATTTTGGCGAATAATGTGTCTGATGTTCCGCTCAACTCAACCATATCAGTCACTTTTGATCGTAAAATGAATGTGGATACAATTTCTACCAATAGAAGCAATTCTGATGTTTCGGGTACTATTCTTGTTTCACATAATTCACAATTTGATGTGGCGGGTTCTATAGTTCAAATGGAAGACCACCCAGTATCAAATGGCATTGATATTTCTGGCAGCACTGACAGATTTTTAAGTGAAGAGGGAACATACGCTAATTTTCGAATATTACTAGAAGATGGCACCACTACATCTGATAATGATTCCTCAGTAGGTAGTTTTTTGTTAGAGTCATCTGATTCTTCGGTTGATCCTGGTGACAATACTTCTTTTACATTGACTCCTATAGCCAATCTTGCGTCTAATACAACGTACTATATTAAAATTACAGATGGTATGGAATCATTTGACGGTGGTAATACAGTATCTAATAATTTTATTACATATGGATTTACTACAGGAAATTCTCAAACATTAGATTTTCAGTCGCCTCCTTCAAATACAAATGGAAATTTTGTAAAATATACTCTTGGGGAACGTGTTATTGGTCAAAATAGTGGATCAGAAGGTAATGTAGTAACGATTCCGAGTAATACAGTTATTACAATAAATTCTATATCTGGCACATTTCAAAATGAAGAAGAGGTAAAGGGAGATATTAGTGGCGCCATAGCAACATTAAGACAAGTACCATATGCAACATTTGCTCCAGCTGTTGTGGGAACATCTTTAGAAGGTGCTGGTGATGTTTTACCGGGATCTAATATTTCGGTTTTATTCAGCCAATCAATGAATATTTCAACTGTAAATACATCAACAAGTGCCACAACTACTACACATAGCATTCTTGTTTCACGGGCAAATGCATTTACTATGACATTTTCTACTGCTCCTGGAGGAGCATTTACTATACATGAAAAAATTACGGGCTCTGTTTCTGAAGCAACAGGAAGAGTAATAGATGAGCCTTCTACAACCACATTGAGATATGAAGCTTTAACGGGTGTATTTGTTCCAGGAGAAACGGTTACTGGAGAGTCTAGTACACAAACTGGTGTTGTTGCTGATAGTGTTTTTGAGCCAGCTGATTTTGAAAGTAATTTGATAGTCGCAATGTCTTCTACCACACCTACTTCAGAATTAGGCAATTCCATTTTTACAATGGTACCGGCAGCAGATTTAATAGAGAATGGTTTTTATAAAGTTAAAGTTAAAAATTCTGCTCAAGATATAGGGCAAGCCAATATAAAATCTGAATTTATTAGTGAAGGATTTACTGTCCAGGCAAATACAACATCTCCTGAAATTGCTCATGTTCTTATTGGAAGTGATCAATCAGGAACAAAAGTAGTAGCAAATGGCGCAACTGGTGTTCCATTAAATACTGGTACGGCCAAATTGTCAGTATCATTTACTAAACCAATGAATGTACATACCATTTCTTGCGCGAATAGTACAGCACCAAATGGTACTATTCAAGTTTCAATGGATGATTTTAATTCTCTTGTAGAATTTGCGGCTTCTAGCCCTGTTGCTAGTAATTCTAATCAGACATATACTTTAACACCAGCATCTAATTTAGCTTCAGCAAGTACATATAAAGTTAGAGTTGGATCTGGCGTGGCGGATAATACCTCTTCAGAAAATAGTTTAGGAACTGTAAATACTAGTGTTTTGGCTAATACTACTTCTACTGGATTTGTTACTGAGACATCTACCCCTACAGTAATCTCAATTGAAATGTATAATTCAAGTGATGCAAAGAAGAATATTAAAGCTGGAGCACAGACAGCAATTAAAGTTGATTCAAATATTATTGTAACATTTAGTCAAGAAATGAATGTAGAAACAATGAATGTAGTTTTTACACATGAAAGCCACGATCCGTCTGGTTCGATTTTACTTTCTTATGATGGCACGACTTATTCTAATTCTGAGTCCTTTGACATTTCTACTGGAATTTCTGATTCAACAAATTTTTCTGTTGTAACATTAAAACCAAAAGAAAAGTTAGGTGGAAATACAAATGTATATGTTAGAATGACAACTGGAATAAAAGATAAAGGGGGTACGGCAATTGCTCAAACAAATGCCCACGCGGATGGAGGTAGAACATATACTACGGCTCCAACTGTTACTAATGTGGCTGTTATGATAGAAGGAACCGCGGGGTTTACACATTTACGTACAAACGGAACTAATTCAAATAAAACAGGTGTGGCAAATACTACACCTATTATAGTTACTTTTGATCAAGCTATGAATCCAGCAACTTTGACGGCAAATACAGGAGGGACAGCCAATAGTTCTACTACATTGTATTTGTCTACCGCCTCTGATTTTGGTAGTGTAGTACAAACATTTGCTACAGGCGCCGTTAATCGTTTACGTGTGTCGGCTGATGGTAGACAAGTAACTATGGTTCCAAATGCAAATTTGGCGGCATCTACAACACATTATGTGGGAATTGGTACGGGAGCAAAAAGTTTAGGAAATCAACCAGTTGCTAGTTTTGTGACAATCGGACAATTTAATACTACATAATAAGGAGGTAATATGCCATTAGTAGCAAGTTCTTTACAAGGACAACTAAGTGCGGCATTTAAAAAAGCTCAAGTAACACCTACTCCAGACGCATTAAAAACTCAATGTGATGATGTTGCTCTGGCCATAACAACTTTTATTCAATCTGGTCTTGTGTCCACAACATATACATCTGGAGTCGGCGGTGGGGCGTGTGGACCGGCTCCAGGAACTCCTTTTGCAGGAGGGGCGGGAGTGACACAAGGAACAGGGAGCATGACATAAAATGCCTTTAGTATCATCATCTTTATCCGCTCAAATGTATTCAGCGTATCAAAAACAACAAAGTAAGGGAAAGGCCGGTTCACTTGATGAACTTTGTAGTGATTTGGCTACTGCAATAGATACTTATATAAAGTCTGGATTAGTTAGTACTATAGAAACAGGAGTTGTTAATGGTGGAATAGGAATGCCTGGCGGCCCAATAGCAGGTGCCGCGGGAGTAGGAACAGGAACAGGTTCAATGTCATAGGAGAAAATATGCCACTAGTATCATCTTCATTACAATCACAATTGAAAGCCGCTTTTTTAAAGGCGATGAGATCAAAAACTCCGGATGCTCAGGAAGAATTGTGTAAGGATATATCAACGGCAATAGACACATATTTAAAAAGCGGATTAGTGACAACCGCTGGAACAACATCAGTCAATGGACCGGCATCTATGGCAGCACCGGGAAGTCCTCCAGTTCCGGGACCCTTAGTGGCGGTGCCTGAAACGGGAACGGCTTCAGGTACGATGAGTTAAAAGTTATAAATATATTAAAATCTTTAATTTATTTTATAGGAATATGGGAACATTAAACGTAGGTCATAACGCAGAACATGATAAACGGATTCAGGTATTAGAAAATGCCGGTTTTAAAATTCATCAGGACCTAGATATTGCATTTGGCAAACACCCCACAACGGGAGATATTGTAGTTACTAGAGGAGATATTGCCATCAAAAGGTCTATTCGAAATATATTGTTTACTGATTTTGGTGAAAAATTGTTTCAACCAAACTATGGTTCTGGTATTAAATTTCTTCTTTTTGAACCATATACTCCCATAACTGAACAAAGGCTTATTAAGATGTGTACTGAAGCCATTAATAATTGGGAACCACGGTGTGATTTGATTCATGTTGGAGCCAAGGCATTTCCAGATAAAAATGGTTATGAAATAAACATAGTTTTTAGAATAACCAGTCAAATAGAACCTATGGAATTTACTACATATTTAACACCAACAACTGAATCTGTATATACTCCTGAACATAATTCAATAATAACCGAAGCTGGCACAACACAATTCATCGAGTCTGAAGGATAAGAGGAACACAATGGCACAAATATCAAAATTAGAAGTTTCAGAATTAGATTTTGATTCGATAAAAACAAATTTAAAATTATTTTTACAAGATCAGGATGAATTTACAGATTATGATTTTGAAGGTTCTTCCATGTCAGCCTTGCTTGACGTTTTATCATATAATACTCATTATAATGCGTTTTATTTGAATATGATAGCCAATGAAATGTTTTTAGATACGGCTGTATTGAGAAATTCAGTAGTTCAAAAAGCAAAGGAACTTGGATATACACCACGTTCTAACAGAGGAGCTACAGCAGTTTTAGACCTCGCTATTACGCCTGATGATTCTCCATCTACTATTACCATTGCTAAAAATACAAAATTTAATACAAGTATTGAAGGTACGACATATACGTTTGTAGCCACATCAGCAACAACAGCCACGGCCAATAGTGATAATTCTGTAGTAAATGTATATGGTGTAGATATTAAAGAGGGAATTCCTTTATCACACCGTTATACCGTAAATACGGCAAATTCAGAACAACGGTATACTATACCAAATGAGGGTGTTGATACAACAACTCTGGCTGTAACAATTCAAATTTCTGATACAAATGATGCACAATATACTTATACCTTAGCGACCGATTTAGCAGAAACAAATGCATCATCTAATGTTTATTGGTTCCATGAAGGTGATGGTGAAAAATATACTGTGGAATTTGGGGATGGTGTTACAGGAAGAGCATTAGCAAATAATAATATTGTTATTCTTGAATATAATGTATGTGGTGGTCCTATAGGTAATAAATCAAGTTCATTTACTGCGGCAAGTACTGTGGGTGGTTATTCGGATGTTACAATTTCAACAAATAGTGCCGCCTCGGGAGGTACTACAAAGGAATCTGTTAGTTCTATTAAGTTTAATGCACCAAAGTTTTTTACTGTTCAAAATAGAGCCGTAACAATAAATGATTTTAAAAGAATTCTTTTAGCAGACTATACTAATGCTGAAGCAGTTGTAGCTTGGGGAGGAGAAGATAATGATCCTCCAATATATGGAAAAGTTTATCTGGCTCTTAAACCAAAATCAGGGTTTCAAATATCAACTGCTGCTAAGAATGATATTATTGATAATATATTATCAAAATATTCTGTGGCATCAATTTCACCTGAAATAGTTGACCCTTTGTATCTATTTTTGGTAATAACTTCAAATGTGAATTATGATTCAAGATTGACCCAAAAAACAACATCACAAATAGAATCTAATATTAAAGATGAGGTTATAACATTTAGTACAACTAATCTTGCAACATTTGATGAAAAATTTCGATTTTCTGCCTTTACTCAAATTATAGATGAAACAGATTCTTCAATTAAAGGTAATGAAACTTCGATTGAAATGCAAATAAGAGTAGCACCAAACACCTCTCTTACAACATCATATACGGTAGATTTTAAAAATCCCATTAGTCATCCATTTTCTGGTTATGTTAATGCAATTTCAAGTACTATATTTACTCATATAGATGATCAAGGTATTATACAAACGGATTGTTTTTTTGATGATGTTGATGGTGTCATTAGAATTGTGAAAAAACCTAATAATGTAAATGTTGTTGTTAAATCTGATGCGGGAACAGTTAATTATAATAATGGTAAAATTGTATTAAATAATTTTGGACCCACTTCATATGATGGAACCAGTCTTAAAATTACGGTAAAACCCAATAGCAAGGATATAATTCCTGTTAGAGAACAAATAGCTTCAATAGAACGAGGCGATGTGACAATATACATGCAAGATGACGCTGCTTCGGGCACAAATCCTGCACCTAAAACATATTAAAGATGAATAATTAGATGGCAGCTCAATCACACCTTTCTATAGAAAATAAAGTATCAGTATTAGTAGATAATCAACTTCCTGAATTTATACAATCAGAGGGCCCTAAATTTGTAACTTTTTTGAAAAAGTATTATGAATTTTTAGAGTCCAATGAATTATCTATGGATACAGTAACTAGAAATGAATCTGGTATATTGTTAGAAACCACTTCTCTCAGCGCAGATTCTACCGATAGATTTTTGCTTGAAGAGCTTACTACTGGCACAGCAACAGATAAACTTATTTATGAATCAACGCGGTCAGGTACTATTACGTTTTCTTCTGGAGAAACTATTACGGGTTCTTCAAGTGGGGCTACAGCAACCGTAGATGCAGATAAAAATACATTAAGTACAAAAATATATGCATCGGGCATTACTCAAACAGATTTTAGTGTTGGTGAAATAATTACGGGTAGTACTAGTTTAGCAACGGCTAATGTAGTTAGTTATAGGAGAAACCCTATATGGGGATCCGAATCTCTTTTAACTTTAATTGATGTTGATGATACTCCTTCCTCCTATCTCGATTATTTCAGGAAAGAATTTCTTGAAGACATTCCCACAGCCGCGCAGAGTAATAAACGATTAATACTTAAACATATTACGGATGTTTATCGTACTAAGGGAACTGAAGCTTCGTTTCAATTTTTATTTCGTTCTTTATATTCTATAGACGATTTAGAATTATATTTTCCAAAAAAAGATGTTTTAAAACTTTCTGACGGTGTTTGGAGTCAAGATAAAAGTATTAGAATTGATACTACAGATACCACTGCTGACTTTACTAATAGAACATTAACAGGAAATACTTCTGAAGCAACAGCACAAATTGATAAGGTTGAAACATTTATTTCTGGTGCTACTACAATTACAGAACTTTTTGTTACTGATATTAGTGGAACATTTGATGTTGCGGAAATAGTAACTTCATCAATTGCTGGGGGCGCATCTGGAACCGGAACTGCTTTGGGTGTTGTGTCAAGTATAGATATCAATGATGGTGGAACGGGACATGAAATAGGAAATGAACTCGTTTTTAGTGGTGGTGATGCAGTTGAACAGGCTACAGCAAAAATTTCAGCAATTGGTACAGGTAAAATTGCAAATTTTATATTCAATGATGGTGGTGATGGATATGTTAATGCCACACCTCTAATAATTATCAATACAGGTACAGGCGGCACCGGTTCTGCGGGACGTATTTCTAGCATTCATGTAACAGAGACAATTGATATTAATGATGATGTAGTTGCCGATTTTTCAGAAATTTCTTTAGATGCTTCAGCATATGGTCTTTCGGGTAATACAGTAGGAAATGCCACACATAATACAATCGGAAATATATTGGGATTTACTGCTATTGAAACGGGCTCTATCAATTCACTTTCAGTTATAACAACAGGTGAAGGATATAAAGCTCTTCCAGCTGTTTCTGTTACTTCAAATAGTGTTTTTGATTTAAAAATACCAGCCGCCCCTCTTTTAAATATTTACGATATTGGTTCTAATACATTTTTTATAGGAGAAACCATTACAGGGGGTACAAGCGGCGCAACAGGTAATATAATTTCTGTCAATTCCGGGAATACTCAATTACGTTTTATAAGTAAAGTAAATGCTGGGGCCACAACTCTTACCAAAGCTGTATCCACTAATGCAAGTTTTACTGCCACAGTTAATGGATTTTATGATTTTGCAAATACAAATGGAAATACATATTTTACAATTAAAGTAGAATCTGCAAATAGTACATTTTCAACATATAGTTATAATGTATTTGGATTTACTGCAAATACTGGAGGACAGGAAGCACAATCTGTTGTAGAATTTGTAACATCTATTCCCATTACACAATCAGTTACCCGTCCAGATCAGCCTTTAGGTAATACAGGGGTATCGGTAAAATTTGTGGCCAATACTGGTGATTCTGCTGCCGTCGGAGATAAATGGACATTTAATCTTAGAGGTTTTGAATTAAATGAATATATTACAAGCTCAAACTCAACGTCACCGGCAAGAGCAAATGTAAATTCAACTTCAAATGTGGTGATTGCTGGGGGTACTAAAGGAGCCTGTGCAAATGTTGCTGCTGGACAGTTAGCAGCGGGAACCATTAGAGCCCTTGAAATTACAAATCCTGGTTTAGGGTATACTTCAGCTCCAACAATCGATATGAGTAGTTTGGGAGATGGAAACGCCAATCTTACAGCTCAGACTGGAGTTGTTGTATCAAAGGCAGGTTCATTTAAAGATGATAGGGGTCAATTAAGTTCTACTAAAATTGTTCAAGACAGTCTTTATTATCAAGATTATTCGTATGTAATAAGAGCAGAAAATTCTATTGATGATTATAGAAAAACGGTTAGAAAATTATTACATCCTGCGGGGCAACAGCTTTTTGGAGAAATGCAGGTTCCTCGACAATATTTGTATTTAAATCAGGACTCTCCTCATATTATTATTACTGAAGAGGGTGATGATATCATCATGGAAGATGGTACTCAAGGAATTCCATTAGGGCGTGGAGCACAATTAGGATCTGATCACTTTTTAATTACAGAAGAATATACAAACCCAACACACAATGTAAATACATTTAAGGTTCAACCAATAAGTAATACATCAGTTTATAGTGGTGGAGATATTACAGTTCAAGGAGGTAATACTACAATAAATGGTATAACAACACTTTCGGGAACAACAACTGTTAGTAGTAGTACAACTTTAAATGGAGTAAAAACTACAACTGACTTTGTTAATGAATTGGAGGTTGGAGATAAAATTTATGTTTCTAGTGACTCGACTAAGTTGGCAAATGTTACTGCGATTACGGACGCCAATACACTTACAACTAATGTTGCTGTGGGAGACGGCTCTTCTCAGTCCATTTATTTAAGAACTAGTTTCAGTAGTGATTTTTCTGCTAATGATATGATTACTTTTGATGATGAACAAGCATTTAATGTTTCTGATGGAGAATTAAGATTAGATGCAAATATAACAGGAACAACTACAGCATCTTCATCAAATTTAATTATTTCTATGCAAGTTACTAATGCAACTGCCAATTTTTCAGCTGGCAAATCCATTTCACAAGCATATGATAAATTTTCATTTGAATTGATTAGTACATCGAATGTCAGAACATTATTAGACTTCACAGGTACCCGAGGATTTATTGAGGGGGAAACGGTTTATCAAGGTGATTCATTGGCTGATTCTACAGCCAATGCTTCAATTGAATTTTATTCTGATAGTAATAATTTATTATTAGAAGAGTCATCGGGCGGCGATCCAGTACACTTGGAATTGGAAGGTTATGTGTCGGGTGATATATTACAAATCAGTTCAACAGCAATCGCTCTTGCCGATTATAATGTTACATCAAACAGTTCTATGACCATTTATGGAGAATTTGCACGATCATTCGCAGATAGCACAAATGTCGTAGGAGAGGATAGTGGCGCAACGCTTTCTCTTTTGAGCCATAGAAATATTGATTTAGAAATAGATACATTTTTTCTGGATGATTCACGATTTACTATAGAAACAGGTGGTTTGTTATTAGAAGATAGTAATACAACAATATCAAATTATTTGGTTAATGAAGCAAATAGTGCTTCAGGTAATATAGTTTCATATGATTCAAACGCTCAAACAGTATTGATACATTCTGGTACGGGAACATTTCTTGCCGGAAATACTGTTACTGAAAATGGTACAAGTTATACCGCAAATACTTATTCAGCAACACCTAATGGTATTATAGGAGTGACAACAAAATTTGATGAAGAAGTTGAAGTGGGTGATATAATATCACTTTCATCAGATACTAGCGCAATAGCAGAAGTAATTTCAATTAGTAATAGCACTTTAATGGTGGTTAATGCTAATTCTATGGGAGATGGTACAGCAAGCACTATTGATATAGATAGTGAGCCCTTATATTTTATTCTCGAAAGTACTATAAGAGGCAATACATCTGCTAATGGTGTTAATGATGGAGTAAAAACTGTTACTGCGATAGGATCAACATTTGATGAAGACTTAACTGCTGGTGATATAATTTCACTTTCTAGTAATACATCATTACATGCAAATGTTACAGCTGTTACAAATAATACTACATTTACTACAAACGTTGCTCTTGGTACAGGACCCGTTGTTGGTGCCAATCAAACTTTTGTAAGAATAAAAGAACATAGATTAGATTTGGAATCTAGTAATACTACTCTTACATTAAATAGAAAATTCTCAATGGCAAATATATTTTTAAATGTTATTGATACTGATGTAGATGCGGGTAGATTCCAATTAGAAACGACAAGTGAAACAGAATATATGCTTTTTGAAGAATTTACAATATTAAATAATCAGGTAGGTAAAAAGAAAACATCCGTATAAAAGATTATAAATATCTGTATAATCTTTATATAGCAGAAGGAATTAATGGCAAAAGTTATTTCGGGAAATTTTAGAATACACAATGCAGAGCAATTTGTAGAAGCTTTAAGTGAAACATCTGCTACAAATTTGTATATGTTTATTGGAGGTCCTGTTGTATGGCCAGATGAAGCTTCTCCGCCGACTCCTTCTGATTCTGTGGCTAATACATCATATGCACATTGGCGAGATATGATTTCCGCCAAAAAGTTAGATGGTAGTGATGTATCACAGGTTGTTAAAAGATATAATTGGACAACAAACACAGCTTATACTGCATATACTGATACTAATGCTGATTTACATTCAAATACTTTTTATGTTGTTACAACAAGTGATCATGTATATAAATGTGTACAAAATAATATAAATAGTGGTAATTCAACAGCCCAACCAACAGGCACTAGTACAAAAATTATTGAAACTGTTGATGGTTATAAATGGAAATATTTGTATACCATTTCACCTGAAGCTAAGCTAAAATTTGTGACTACAGATTATATTCCCGTACAAAAAGTGGGTTCTATAGATGATGGTTCTAATCAATTTGATGTTGAAGATGTATCAATAGATGGTTCTATTGATATTATTAATAAGACCGCAAATGGTACTTCATTTTTATTTGATGAAGGAATTTTGGCGAGTGTACAAAATACTTCAGTTATAACTCTCGCAGCTTCTGCAAATACTACTGATGGCATTTATGTAAATTCAACAGTTTATATAACAAACAATGCTTCCCGAGGAGAACAATCTGTAATTAGTGCATATGATGGAGCACAAAGACGGGCGACTTTAGTAAATGCTTTTTCAGTATTAGCGAATACATCTAGTGGATATCAACTTGCTCCAACGGCTAATGTTAATGGAGATGGTTCGGGCGCAAAGGCTAGATGTGTTGGAAATTCTAGTACACAAGTAACTAAAATTGAAATAACTAAAGTGGGAAGTAATTATACAACAGCAAATGTTACAGTTTATGGAAATTCTAGTCATGGTTCTGGTACAACGGGAACTGTTATTATAGGACCTCCCGGAGGTCATGGATCTAACGCTCCTATAGAATTGGGTGGTCATTATGTTATAGTAAGCGCCAGATTAAGTGGAAATGAAGATAGTAAATTTACCACAAGTTGTGATTATAGAAAAGTGGGTTTATTACGTGATCCTAAACAATATTCTAACTCAGAAGCGTTTTTCACGGGATCACAAGCAGATCAAGCTTTTACATTATCATTAACAGGAGTAACAGGAACTTTTGGATTTCCGCCAGCAACGGCAAATGATGAAGTTATATATCAAGGAGGAACTTTAGGTACCTCTACAGCAAATGGCACTTTTGTTGATTTTAGAGATGGCACCTCAATTAGGATAACGGATGTTTTAGGAACTTTTGTTGCAAATAGTACAGTTAATACAATTACAGGAAATACTTCCGGCGCTACAGCAACAGTTAGTACAATTACATCACCAGATATTAAACGATATTCTGGTGAAATTCTTTATGTAGAGAATAGGACAGCAATTACACGGTCAGAAGATCAATTAGAAGACATAAAACTTGTACTAGAATTTTAATATTGCTGATAATTTAGGGAAAACAAAATGGCTTTAACGACAGATTTTAATGTAACTCCATATTATGATGATTATAGTGAAGATAAGGATTTTTATAGAATTCTATTCCGTCCTGGGTATTCTTTACAAGCAAGAGAGGTAACCCAATTACAAACCATACTCCAAAAACAAATTGAACGTAATGGTTCTTATCTTTTTGAAGATGGTCAAAGAGTGACAGGCGCTAATATTACACTTGATACTGATCTTAAATCCGTAAAACTACAAGATGCCTATGAAGGCACCGATATTACTGCAGATAATTTTTCTGGGCAAATTGTTACAGGAGGCACTTCAAGTGCTAGAGCATATGTAGTAACAACAGATGAAGCTACATTAGGAGAATATGATACCCTTTATGTACAATATTTGGATGAAAAAGAATTTTCAAATAATGAAATTTTGACAACTGAAGAGGGTACAACATTCCAAGCAAATACAATTACCACATCAGAAATTGCCGATGTCGCGGCTGCGAGCGGGAATACAACACCCTCTTCTAATTCATCTATTGTGAGTATAGATGCGGGTGTGTATTTTATAGGTGGGTTTTTTGTTAGAGTAGCCGCACAAACATTAGTTTTAGAAAAATATTCTAAAACGCCTTCATATCGTGTAGGTCTTGAAATTACTGAATCATTTGTGGATTATAATGATGATAGTTCATTACTCGATACCGCGCAAGGCACGGAAAATTATACGGCTCCTGGATCAAATAGGTATAAAATTGTAGCTTCTCTCGCCAAGAAAAATTTAAATCAAACAGATCCAATTGAAAATGCGGCTGATGAAAATTATCTTGAATTGTTTCGCCTTAATAATGGAATAAAACTTGTTACAAATAAGTATCCGGGTACTACAGAATTAGAAAAAACTCTTGCAAAAAGAACGGAAGAAGAAAGTGGTGATTATACGATATCTCCCTTTGAATCAGAAACTACGTATCATAGAATAAGTGGTACTACTAGTATAAATGGAACAGTAACTATTACTGGTTCTGGTACTGCATTTTCTGATGAGTTGGCAACAAGTCAAACAGTTTTTGTTTCAAGTAATACGGCGGCCACCACAACAGTTTCCGCCATCGCAAATAATACTCAAATTACTACTGCTGCCACTTTGGGAGATGGTACAGTTCAAACAATTGGGCGAGAAGCAGATTTTTCTATTGGTATTAGCGGAGGTAAAGCATATATCAAAGGTTATGGATATGAAAGCCCCCAAACAGATTATGTAACACTTTCTAAGGGAAGAGACACTTCCAACGTTTTTGGTGAAACAATTACTCTTGATTATGGTCCTTATTTCAAAGTAAGAGATCCCAATGGTTCATTTTTGTGTGATGGGGCAGGGGCTACAGGTCAAGAAGCCAATTGTGAGATTGTAGATTTACACATGGTAAAATGGCCAGTTGATGGTAATTATGTGTTTAGTACAAATACTACTCATGCCAAAGCGGCTATTGATACTACAAGCGCTGCAACCGTAGCCAATACAAAAATTGGAACCGCAAGAGTTAGAAATTTTCAATATTCTGCGGCCGGTGCAAATGCCAAATCTTCATATATTGGTAGATTAGATTTATTTGATATGAGATTCAGTAAAGTAGCGGGAACTTGTGGGGCAGCTGTAGCGAATGTTTCAGTAGTAAAACTTGCCACTTCTGGAGCTAGTTCTTTTCCAACTGTTAATTGTTTATATAATTGTACAGTAACGGTTAATACAACTTATTTAGGATCAACAACAAGTGATACGAGAAGAATTACTCGTTGGTTTGGGGCAAATGTGGGAGCAACAGATGCAATACCATATGGTGTTGACCATGATGCAGATGGAGCGATAGAAGCCGCTAGTTCATATATGGCTTTACTTGATTCACCTCTTTCACAACAAACACAATCAGATTCTACATATACTGTTCAATTTAGTGCCAAAGATATTGAATCAGTAGTTGTTGTTGCTACCGCAGCTATTACATCTGGAGTAAATGTTGATCCAACAGGTAAGGTTAATAGTGATGAAACAGCAAATACAAAAATATTTAATGTAACAGATTTACATAGGTCTTTATTATTTCCCGTTGAAAAACAATCTCTAAAAACTTTACTTCCTACTGGTACTACAAATACAGTATATACAGCAAAAAGATATTATGATGGAGTTACTGTAAATTCTACTGGTGGTTTTTCAATACAAACAGACCAAAGTAATGAAAGATTTTATCCTGGGACAATAGGAGTTGTTTCTCAAACGGATATTAAACATCAGATAGTTTCATTATCTACTAGGTCTGCCGGAACTATGGCGGCTGGTCAATTGGTGGATTTTTCAAATGCTTTAACGACTATAGGCGCAAATAGTGGTAATGGTAGAACAATGACAATCAGTACAACATCTACTGTTGCTGATACTCTTACTTTTGATTCTGCAAATACTACAGAAACAGCATTTGCTGGAACTACAGATATTATTACAACTGTTATTGTTCAAGGAGCAGATGCAACTGCTACAGGTATTGCTCGGAAAAATCTTATTAATGGTAATACGACCGTAGTTAATGCCACACCATCAAATACTCATATGGCTAATAATGGGCAAATTCATATGGGGGCCATGGGAACTTCAAACACCGCTTATCCTCCAGTTACATCTTCAATCGGTTCAAATAATTCATTATTTCTTGCTGATATTAAAAAACTTAAAGTTGTAGTAGATTCTCTTGATAAGACTGTTGCAATTACTAATGCAATGTTAACCGCCGCTTATACTTCTGCCGGAGGTGGTACATCAAATACACATGATATTACTTCTAATTGGATATTGGACACAGGGCAACGTGATAATTATTATGATTATGGAAAAATTTCATTAAAACCAGGTGTGACACCTCCAAGCGGACAGGTTATGGCAGTAGTTGATTATTGGCAACATCATGGAGATGGTGCATTTATGGTAGATTCTTATACTTTTGCCATATCAGGTAATGCTGCACATACAACAAATACTGCATATACAGAAATTCCTTCTTATGTAAGTTCTACTAGTGGAGAATCATTTGAATTAAGAGATATGATAGATTATCGCCCACGTAGGCATGGATATGAATCTGGTGCAGGTAATGACATTACGGCAACGGCAAATGTATTCGCTCCAAAAGTAATTCCTGCAGGTAACTTTACAGCAACAACGGATTATAATTATTATCTTCCTAGAAAAGATAAAATTATATTAACAAGAGATAGAAAACTTAAAGTTCTCAAAGGTATATCTTCTGATGCTCCTCAATTGCCAACTGATGATGAAGATTCTATGACTTTATATTCTGTTGCAATTCCGGCCTATACTTTTAACTTAAATGATGTGGTAACTCAATATATTGAACATAAAGGTTACACTATGAGTGATATAGGTGAGTTAGAAAAGAGAATAGAAAGATTAGAATATTACACAGCAATGAATTTGTTAGAAAAAGAAGCAGATAGTGTTTCACTTACTGATGCTAGTGGAAATGACAGATTTAAAAATGGTATTATGGTTGATCCATTTGCCGGACACTCTATTGGAGATGTGTTTGATTTGGATTATTATTGTGCAATGGATTTTAAACAAAAAGAACTTACTCCAGGATTTAATGCAGATACGTATTCTTTAGAATTTGATGATGATACTTCAAAAAGTAATAATTGTGTTCAAGCTGGTGGTTTGGTTACATTGCCGTATGATCATGCATCTTTTATTGATGTGCCATTAACAGGTAATACGGAAAGCAAAAATTTTCAAAAATACCTTTCTGTGAATCCATTCGCAAAACAAAGTTATGTTGGTTCTTTAGAACTTGATCCACCTGGTGATATTTGGTATGATTCTTCTAATCGGGCTTCTGTAGTAGTAAATTTAGAAGGTCAAAATGATGGCTTTCTTAACATTATTTCTTCTAATGGTCATGGTACAATGTGGAATTCATGGGAACGTATTTGGTCAGGAAGGCTACCAGAATCTTCAGAAGAAATTAAAAAGGGGTCCAGAGATTTAGGTAAAAAAGTTAAAAGCAAAAGAGAGACAACTGAAGTTTCGTTGAAGAAAACAGGAATTGCATTAAGATCCGGAGAATTGCCTGAAAAAATTATTAAATTGGTTGGAAATAAATTAGTTGATGTTAGTGTAGTTCCATATATTCGCCCACAAACAATACGTTTTGTTGCTAAAGGATTGAAACCTAATAAAAATGTTTATGCTTTTTTCGATGGTATAAACATAACGGCTAATGTTAAACAAGCAACATCGGCTACTCTTTCTGAAGTTAATCAAGACAATGTATTTAGAACAACTAGTGGTCATCATGAACAAATTACTATACAAGGTACGGGAACTAATGCTAGTAATACAGCAAATGTTTTATTCATGAATGATAGAACTACAGCTAATGGTTGTACTATAATGTATGTTGAAGAAAGTACTGCTTTAGCATTTTCTTTATCTTCTATTGTTAAAGGAGATAAATCGGGAGCCAATGGAACAATATCTAGTACTCCTACTTCATACCAATATGCGAATACTGAACTTCAAGTAAGTGCTGAAGGAGTTGTCGCTGGTGTTATCAGTATACCTTCTAATAAATTTCTTACTGGTCCGAGATTATTAAGATTAACTGATGATGTAGATAATAGCTTGGCTTCTACATCATCTGTTGCTGAAGTACAGTTTCATGCAAGTGGCGCTACACAAACAAGAATTGATGGATTAGTTTCTACTAGACCCCCTATATCAAGGAGACAAGACCCAACAGAATTAACAATTGCAAAATCTGCTACAGAGGCTAGACAATCTACATCAACAAATTTTGTATACCCTATGGCACAAACATTTTATGTTGATAAAGATAATTATCCTTTTGGTGTATTTGCTACACGATTACATTTATATTTTTATTCTAAGGCGTCAACAACTTCTGGTTCAAAAACACCTATAACTGTATCATTACGACCTGTATATAACGGCAAGCCAAGTTCATCTGTTATTATTCCATTTTCAGAAGTAACAAAGTGGACGGGAGGAGTAACAGCAAATACTTCAACACCAGTCCCAGTAACTACGGCGGTAACAGCAAATAATACTGTTGCTGGTGAGACTGTTGGAGAATTTGCTCCTGATATACGTGGAAATTCAATGACAGGTAATATGTCGAGAGAGGATAGGGGTTCTAAAACAGTATTTGAATTTTCATCTCCTGTATATCTATTACCGGGGGAATATGCGTTTGTAATACAATCAAACGATCCCGCATATAAATTATATGCATATGATATAGGATCTAAACATACAGGAACAGATAGAAAAATTACAAAACCAAAGGTTGTTGGTTCGTTTTTTAAACAACATAATGCAACAGAATGGGAACCAGAACCAGCTGAAGGTTTAATGTTTAGACTTGATCGCGCTGATTTTACTTATGGATCGGCAGCTAATGTAAGTTATGCCAGATTTAAAAATGCTGTAAATAGTGCAATGGGATCCACATCTAATACAAAGATGGATGTGATGAAGATCATGACTTCAGAATTAAATTTTGCAAATACATCATTTACATATAGTTATGATTCGGCTGCCAATGGTACGGCATATGCAGAAGAAACTGCCAATTATAAAGATACTATTACTAGTAAAAATATATTTTTAGAGCAACAACAAGCAATACAATATATTACAAATTCTACTAATACACATTATAAAAATTCGTTTACAGTCAATACGGTAATGACTACTTCTAACACTTATGTATCTCCTGTAATTGATGTACATAAAATGGGAGTTGTTGGCGTTGAATATAATATCAATAATGGTTCATTGGCAAATTCAGATATAAGAATTACCAACCCAGGTACCGGATATCATGATAGTCGAGTAGGAGGAAATACTACACAATTCGCGACAGCAGATGCTATAAGTGGTAATACTTCTGTATTTACTGTTTCTTCTCCCGATATATCTGGTGGTACGACGGCAACTATAGCAGCTAATGTTTATTTAACTGGTACTACTAATGTATTTAATCAAATGGCTGTTGTTACTGCTGGATCTGGTTATACAGAAACTCCAACTGTTACAGTAGTTGGAGAAGGAGGTGGTTCTGCCGGTTCTGCAGCAACAATAGAAGTTGTTGGTGAAACAAGCGCCTCAGGAGGAAACAATAAAGCGCGGTATATTTCAAGAAGAGTTGCACTTCAAGAAGGATTTGATGCAAAAGATTTAGTTGCTTATATTTCTGCCTATAAACCATATAATACTAATGTTCATGTATATTATAAAGTTTCTAGTAAGGAAGATGCAGAAAACTTTGAAGATAGAAGTTGGGTTAAAATGACCCAGGATACCGCAGCTGATGTTTATTCTGCTGATAAAGAAGATTATAGGCAATATAAATTTGTTTCATCTGATGGTAAGATCGAATATTTAAACACTGCGGGAACAAGTTTTGAAGACTTTTCTACATTTGCAGTTAAAATTGTTTTGACAATGGATCGTAGTTCACAAAAGAATTCTATTAATGTTCCTCGCATAAGGGATTTAAGAGCCATTGCTGTAGCAACAACATCGTAATAAGATATGTCACAATTAATAAAAACAAATGATCAACGTTATGTTCGGGACGAGTATTCAAATGCCTTATTGGCCACAGACCGAGAAGCGTTAGAAAAAAATCTTAAACAGATTAAAACAACAAATGAATTAAAAGCTGTTTCTAAAGATATAAATATCATGAAAGAGCAAATAAAAAATTTAGATATGTTAAAAGAAGACGTTACAGAAATAAAAAATTTGTTGTTGGGGTTAACCGAGAAAAAGGATCACTAAAATGGCTATTTCACTTGCAAATGTTGAATTAACAAATACTTTTGAGATTTGGAGAACTAGAACAAATGAGGCGCTTGCTACATTAAATGGTTCGACAGAAAATAATACTGCGAATAAATTGATACTCCGAGATACAAATAGAAGTTTTTCAACTAATGCAATAACAGCAAATTCCATCTCTGCAAATATTTCTGCTACTAAACTAGTTACAACTGGTAATGTAACGTTTTCTGGCGCAACTGTTGCTGATTTGGGCACCGTAGCTACAATAAATCTTGATGGTGGTACTATTGATGGCGCCACCATAGCCACTTCTGATATTACAGTTGGTTCTGGAAAAACATTAACAGTTAGTGGAACAGTTAATTTTGCTGGCGCTACAGTAAATGATTTGGGTAATATTACTACTGTAAATATTGATAATGGAACAATTAATGACACTACTATTGTAGTCGGAGGATCCGATACATTTACTTTAGATGGTGGTACAATGGACATTAGTTCAGGATCCATTACTGGTGGTGCCGCCATGGCTTCTTTAGATATTAATAGTGGTACTATTGATAATTGTAATGTAACAATGAATACAACTTCAACTCTTACGACAAATAGTGGAGCTGTGTTTGGTAAAGATGTTACAAACGCCAATGTTGCTATAGGGAATTTTCCTGAAGTTACAGGCGCAACAAGAACAGCAACTTCTTCAAAATCTCACCTTCATATTAGAAATGACCACGCGGCAGGAAGCACAACATCGACAGCTAACGGAGCACTTATAACAGATAGTTTATTAATGTTAGAGGGTAATACTGCTGGGGCTACTCTTCTCGCAAATACTACTTCTAAATGTACTGTGGCGTTTGGTGATTCTGCTGATGCAGATATTGGTTATATTAGTTATAATCATGCAAATGATTGTATGACTTTTGGTGCCGGAGCCGCAGTTGGATTACATATTGATGATGCATCTGGAGGTTCTGTTATGGTTCCGGGAGCAGGGGCAACCGGCGCTTTTTCTGGTAAATTACACGTTAATGTGGGATCTTCAGATGCTACAGCTGGGATTTATATTGATTCAAATGATGCTGATAAAGTAGCTTTGGATATAGCGGCCGCTCAAACAACTGAAAAGGTAGTTAATGTTACAGCATCTGCTTTAACATCAGGATCAATGCTTTATTTGGATGATACTTCTAATGATACTACCGCAAGGAAGGGTGTTCAGATTATTCAAAATCATGCAGATGCCGTGGCTGCCCAAGCATTATATGTACAATCAGATGGTGGTACTACAGGAATAACATTAGATAAGAATTTTTCTGATGTTAGCGCTAATACAGTTAAGGGATTATATATAGATTTTGATCAAGATGCTTCATCAGGAACTGCAACTATTTCTAATATTGGAGTTGATCTAGAAGTAAATGGTAACGGAGGCGGTACACTTACCTCAACAGGTATGGATATAGATGTTGTGGGAACGACATCCGGAACAAGTAAAACAATCGGAATGGATATTACAGTAGGAAGTGCAGATACTAATTATGCATTAATTACTTCTGGAGGTAATGTCGGTATTGGCACAGCAACTCCATCAGATACACTTACAGTAACGGGAACAATTACAGAATCTTCATATAGAGGTATTAAAGAAAATATACGAGATATAGACAATCCTCTACAATCTGTATTGTCATTGAAGGGAGTAAAATTTGATTTTATTGAAAAAATAAGGAAAGGCGCAGAGAATCAAACAGATATTTTGGGTCTTATCGCCGAAGATACATATGATGTATGTCCCGAACTTGTAAGTACAAATGAAAATGGCGAACCCATAGCAATTTCATATTCCAAAATTTCTGCTCTTCTTATTGAAGCTATAAAAGAACAACAAAAAGAAATAGTTGAATTAAAGAAGAAAATAAACTAATTATTATTTGGTCGATTCAGGCGAAACGGTAATTACACCCTCACAAATTCTCTCTTTTGTTACATTATCAGATTGAGTATATTCTACACCAAATACATAACGCCCTGGTCGGACAATAGTGGTGTTTGCTGTTTGAGTTGCATTTGCGGATATGGTTACATTAGATCCAGTAACACTTGTTGTAAATGTAAAAATATTATTTGAATTTGACGTATAATGGGAAGTAGCCATTTTAGCAGCACAACTACCAGAACTTATTGTTACATTTGCATTATTAGCATTTTTTGCAGTAACAGTTTTTTCAAAATTACATCCTTGATCTAAAATATAGTTGATCGTCTGTTTTTTAATAGATAATGCCACAAGAACTCCTCCAATTTAGTGGTTTCAAATTTCTCCTATTATTTATAATAATACTCTCTCATCATTTTATACACCTCCTGACAATTTAATAAATACTAAATATAATTAGAATATAGACCTCTATTAATAGGAGCATTTTAAATGAGCGCTACAAAACCCGCCAGTAGAGTAGAATTGAGAGATTACTGTAAAAGGTCCCTTGGTCATCCAGTAGTAGAAATTAACGTAGATGAAGACCAGCTTGATGATAGAATAGATGAAGCATTGGAATATTGGAATGAATTTCATCATGAGGGGACCGAAAAAATCTATCTAAAACATCAAATTACAGGTTCTACCTTCGCAATTTCTGCCAATAGTGGCACCTTAACAAAAGAAGAAACTATTACAGGTGGTTCCAGCAATGCGACCGCCAAATTTTGGTCCCAAAATACTACAAC